TGAGAGGAACAACAATGGAAGATACAAGAGCAGCATCTCTGCCTGCATCCATAGCGTCGAAGCGTCGAAGCCGTCTGTCCTGTTCCTTGCGATCAACCATACTGCTGATCCCCACTGACCTTTATGCCGCTAGGCAGCCAGAGCTTGGAACGGCCCTTACGCATGGCCTCCAACTCATGATTGCGTTCTAGCAGCAGGGCATTGACTTCCAGCAGAGTCCAGAAGGCCTTCTCCAAGAGGGCCTGACGGCTGGCCAGATTGTCTCTGGGCACCCTATTGCGGTTGTTGTAGAACCAGACTGTCAGGTCAGCCATGCGCTGCTCCAGAACCCTGTTGCCAGAGGCCTGGGCGTTGTGCATCAGCTCCTTGATAAGGGTTTCTTCGGAATTGCCATTCTTCACTTGTAGTGCTTTCCCCTATTGCGACTCTGGGGCCAGCTCGTCGGGCTCTGTTCCTTGGTCAGAAGGCCAGCAGGACCGCTGATCTTGTTCTTGGCATTGGGGCCAAGGTCTTTGCCATCGTTGGTGGCTTTGGGGCCGCTCTTGCTGCCGATGGTCCTTCCTTTGTGATTGACCATCCTATTTTCAGATGCTGACATGCCGCCTCCTGGGCTTCCGATTTGGATTGTAGGCATATGGCCATCATGGTTGGCCATGCCTGACGATTTGGCCATCAGTATGACCTCCTCTTCTTAGGCTTCTTCTTAGCCTTCTTTCGCTTTGGTTTGGCTAGGATAGGCATAACCGTTCCTTTATCTTCGAGGATATGATGCTCCCTAAGCCAGCGAACGATCCTGGCTGTGAAAGTCTCGTCCCCTATCAGGACCACGGCGACAGGTTTACGCATTGGGAGGTAATCCTGATTTAGGGTTGGTCAGCTGATTGACTTCGGCAGGAACCTGACTACCCCCGCCCAGAGGAGGGCCGCCCTTAGCAGCAGCACCCGGGGCTGACTGGCCTGCCGCCTGGCCCCCTCCGGGCGGGTTCAGCATATTGGCCGCCTCTTGAGTACGTTGCATTTCTTCAGCAGCTTGCTTCAACTCGTCTTGGCTCTTCTCTAGATCGTCCGGATTAAGGTTCAGCCTGTTCATGATGAACCGTAGGGCCTTCTCGGGCGAGAACCGCTGCATGAAGGCTTGGAAGAGCATTGGGTTCATCTGAACAGCTTGCATCATAGACATCATCTTCTGGAAGTCCAGAGCCTTAGCCATTGTGCCTGACAGACCAAAGACCCGGAACTTTGACTTGCCGGCGAACATGGCAAACCGTTCTTCCGGGCTGGCTCTCATTAACAGCAACGCCACGGAGCGGTCAACAACGCTTTGCATGGCGTCCTCGGGCAGATCATCTGCATTTTGCAGGATAGTCAGCCAGGCCTTATACAAGAGGACTTGGATGAAGCTATTTTCGATATCAGCCGTCAAGCCATCAAGAGTGACCGCCTGAGATTGGGATGCCTCCACTACTTCGGTGGCACGGACCTGCTTCGGAGGAAGGGAGCCCAGTTTCAGTTCGTTGGTTAGAGCGGCCTGGGTGAACTCTCTATCCAACGCAGAGAAGACAGCCATGGCATCTTGAGGAACGTTGCCAGTGCTAACATTCTTCATAACGTCTGCGTTGTGGGGAAGAGTCTGCTTGACGGCGAGGGTCATGCCTTGGCGTACTCCGCCAGCAACTTGATTTGGATCTTCCAAATCTTCGATGCGCAGCTGCTTGATACCCCAAACAGCTGCAAGTCCGCCGTCAAGCATTAGGTTGAACATCTCGTTGAGGGCGAGGTTCAGACTGCTGGCATCATCATATAGAGCTTTGTGCCAGACTGAAAACGGTACTCGAACCAGGGGCACCGCTATAAAGGGGCTCTCCTGATGCCAGAACGGGTTGAATTCTGGAGGGCGGATCAGATACTTATCATTGGCGACAGTACAGACACAGTTACGGTGAGCAACAGTGCCATCGTCATTGAGGAGGGTCCCCCAGAACTCATCCAGGACGACCCTCTTCCTAAAAGCAGGAGTTGTCGTCTCTGGCTGGTTGCGGGCACTATCGCTGCGCTCTTCATCTTCCGGCCGTTTATAATCAGTGTCAATCAGTTCCTTTACAACCGCAGTATCGTAGACGCCTGCTTCTGCAGCATCTAGTATTTCGTGGAGATCCCTTTCAACACGGTGTATCTCGTAGAGACCGTTGCCAGTGGGGTCGGGATAGTAATCTTCAGGTCGAACTAGATCAATACGGAGCTTCCACTCCATATTCTCTTCCATCTGAAGATCATGGGACTGTTCAGGTTGGCCCCCCTCCTCGGGAACCATCATGTCTCCTTTCTTATATGCGTACCGGCGCACGGGAACCATGCCTCCATGCACCTTGACGATCATAAGGCTCTCTAGGAGGCCCATCTTAACCGCATCGGCGATAACGAGTGGTATAGAGGTGGCATTATTGTTACCTGTCCAGAGATCGTTGAGAAAGCAGTTCAGTACCGATCTAATCTGCTGCCCCGAAACTACCTGGGATATGGTCTGATCTAGATCAACCGAATACCAGTCTCCGAACTTCATCAAGCCACGCTTGATAAAGGCGGTCATCTGCTCTACGGAGGTCGAAACCTTAGGTAGAAATTCAGATGATTGACCCTCCTGCTTATGGGACCAGTCCTGCCTGCCGAAGTAGGCGTCCCGGTTGATGCGGTTTTGGGCCAGGCGCTGCCGCTTCCCCTCTTCAGCCTCGTTGAAGCAGGCTCTAACTGCCTGGATGACGGAGAGGCCCTCCTCTTCGCCAACTGGCTCGTCGGCTCCAGGCTGCTTACCCTTAACTGCGGGCTCTGCCATATCGGGGTCCTGGGATTTTGTACTTCTTCATTCTAGTGGTCGTATCATACACGCATCGGACATGGACCCCAAGGCGGTTTTCAGTATCGGAGTTCATGGGTATTTGGCACACTTTGCAGCGCTTCCTCGGCGTTAGGACTTTGCCATATCTACGCTGAATAATCTCATCGTCGTCCAAAGGCATAGCCAGGAGCCCCTATTCTGATGTCAGATCGGATATGCTGGCTTGGCGGACGCACTGGCTCTTCAAAAGAAAGCCAATATCCAAGGGCATCTGAGGTGTGGGTACGTCGAAAATAGGGGTCTTTCTTGTTTCTAGTCTTAAAAATGCCCCCTTTTTGGTCCCGAAGCACCCCTTCGAGGTCGCCTATCAATTCGGTGCAAGAAGGGTCAATCTGAAGGCGAATTAGGCCCTTTTCATCCTTGCAGAGGCGATTTACTGCATTTACACGATCAGGAATACGAGGATTATCCGGAGGAACCTTCATTTTTAGGGGGAGATTAAAGTTCCGCATCTCCTGCATAACCACGAAATAGTCGGATTTCCCAGTCTGCCCTGTGCGACGCTCGCCAGAAGCGTCCCCGTAGAGCCAGATTTCTGCTTCATGGCTCGGAAAGTGGTGCCTGAACATTTCGCACATTTCAGGAATGCTTCCTTCGTCGAGGATAAGCTCTCGGAGAACCCTATAGACACTTCCATCCACCTGTCCGACGAGGCTAACCATAGGCTCGACGTTAAAGTCCCAGGTCCAACACAGCGGACGCCTGATTGCAATTTCAGGCTGTTCTCTAACATGGAGACCACGTTCAAACGACCCGTAGGCACGAGCACCTCCAATGCCAGGAAGCCACTCACCTTCAAGTCGGATACGTCTGGATAGACTCCCGAGGGGGTAGATAGCCTCAAGTCGTGTGATCTCATCACGAGATATTCCTGGGTTATCATAGATGGACGCTCCAAAGACATTTGCATGCTTGAGGGTGCCGTCTTTGAACGGCTGGATTATCTTGGAGAACACCCAGGAGGTTGTTGTCGAGATGCCCTCCGGTGGGAGGATCGTCGCGGTACAAAAGAAAAGCAAGGGCCTGGCCCCAACCCGGATTACCGCCTCTTCATAGATTTCCCACGGATGCTCCTCATCCATGTGGAACCAGTCTTTTTCAGAGCCTTGATACTTCCGCCGGCCGCTGTCAGCGCTCTTGAAGCCGACTATAGAACCGTTCTTCAGCTTCAAAATCTGGTCGTCGACCCTCCACTGCTCGATTTCTCGATCAGGAATAAAGGGTGCGTGTACCTGTCCCGGAGGGACGAAGCCGTTGTTGAAGTACTTGGGTTGGATGACATCCCTTGATGTTGGAAAGTCGAGGGCTGATACCCAGCCAGATGTTGCCCTGGGTCCCTCCTGAACCCCTGGTGCTCCAAATCTGGCCAGATGGGCTCCCAGATAAGCTCCTGCATCACTCTTCCCCGATCGGTTGGCGGCTATAAACCAGTTCTCCTTCGCTCTCATCTGAAGGACGCTGTTGACGAAGGCTCTTTGTTTTTCGTGCAGGGGATAGGTCATCAGGGGGTCTGCCCCTCTGCGAGCAGCCAGTTCCTCTGCTACTGCTAGCAACTGCTCCTTCTCAAAGCGGTTCATCGGAAGACCCATCCCATGAACTCGTATAGACCTAGTGCAATGACCAGGACTATACTGATTAGGATGATGCCAGCGGTGATATCTCGGACCACGGTGCCTCCATGTGGCAGACTTGACACGCCCAAACTAAATTTTTTGTCCCATTTTCTGGGCCTTTCTGACGAATGTGTTTGGAAGGACACACCGTCCGTCATATAATGGTCGCCCAGCCGCCACAATCCAGCCATTTCATCTCCGGGAGTGTACCATGCCCTCATCGAATGGCCCACAGACCGCTTCTTCGCTAGCCATCTTCCAGCAGAAGTACGCCCAGAAGGGTGAGACCTATAGGGATGTATGCAATCGGGTCTCTTCTGGATTGGCTGACAACGACGGTCACTATAGGGCCTTTCGGTCGATCATGCTGGAAGGGCGCTTCTCGCCTGGGGGCCGTATCCTATCTAGCTTGGGGACGACTAAGAAAGTTACACCCTATAACTGCTTCGTATCAGGGGTTATTGAGGATAAGCTGAGAGGTCCAGACTCCATTATGGACCGCTTAGACCAGGCCGTCGAGACTATGCGCAGAGGAGGCGGCATTGGTTACGATTTTAGCACTCTTCGCCCGCGTGGCAGCCTGGTCCGCAGTTTGGATAGTCATTCTACTGGGCCTGTGGCTTTTATGGCTATATTTAACGCTGCCGGAGCCACCATCGCCAGCACTGGAGAACGTCGCGGAGCACAGATGGGCATTCTTAGAGTTGATCACCCTGATATTGAAGAGTTCATCCATGCCAAGCAGAACACCAACCAGCTCAACAGATTTAATCTAAGTATTGCTGTTACTGATGCCTTTATGGCGGCGGTTGAGAGGGGGGAAGACTTTCCCCTGCAATTCGAGGGCCGCACTTTTCGGCATGTAGATGCTAGGGCCCTCTGGGAGACCATCATGAGGAGTACCTGGGACTGGGGAGAACCAGGGGTGATCTTCATAGATACCATCAACAGGATGAACAACCTCAGCTACTGCGAAACTATAGGAGCAACCAACCCATGTTCAGAACAGCCCCTCCCACCGTTTGGAGCTTGTTTGCTGGGCTCCTTCAATTTGGTGAAATACTTGAGGCCGAAGGCAGGTCCTGTGGGGCTCAGCATTGTAGGAGGAGGCAAGTATACTCTAGAATTGGACCGGCTTGCGGAGGACGTTGGCCCTGTTGTAAGAGCAATGGACAATGTTGTAGATGTTGCGGCTTATCCTCTCCCAGAACAGAGGCAGATGGCGATCAGGACAAGGCGGATGGGTCTAGGTGTAATGGGGCTGGCCAATGCGGTAGAGGCGTGCGGCTATCCCTACGGGACGACGGAATTTATCGACCAGACAGATAGGGTTATGACAGTTTTGAAGAATGAGGCCTATCATCATAGCGCTATGCTGGCAAAGGAGAAGGGGCGATTTCCTAGTTATCAACACGAACCCTATATGGCTCGACCCTTTATAAGGGGATTATCTATTAAAGTACAGGACGCGATCAATCAACATGGTCTCCGAAACAGTCATCTGACCAGCATCGCCCCTACTGGCACCATCTCTATGTGCATGGACAACATATCTTCTGGCATAGAACCGACATTCTCGACCAAGAGCCAGCGGGTTGTTGAGATGACGGAGGGGCCTGAGACTCATACTATCTACGATTATGGCTTCCGCAACCTGGGAATTGTCCCGAAGACAGCTCTCGAGGTCACTGCTGAGGATCATATCGCCGTTCTAACAGCAGTTCAAAAGCATGTCGACAGTGCCGTCTCTAAGACATGCAACGTTCCATCTGATATGCCTTGGCCCGACTTTAAGGAGCTCTACATGCAAGCATGGAGGAGAGGAGCCAAGGGATGTGCGACGTTCCAGGATGGCGGAAAACGAGCTGGTTTGTTGCAGCCGATGGAGTGCGCATCTGGGGTGTGCTCCGCATGACACACACCTGGGTAAAATACGTGCCGCACGCCCAAGTCGATGACCACCGGAGGGCAGGCTGGTATCGTCTGGACGGACTAGATGGAATGCACCATGGGGTCTACTGCGCGTTGATGGAGTGGAGAGGGGGAGGGGAACCTCTTGTCCCCCTCAGAAGGGAACACAACTATGCTGAAGATCATGACATCGGCTATAATGGCAGTTTCGCTGTTGGCATGCACAAGCTGCCACGGAAGGGCAGATGGTCTTCCAGACAGGAGAATGTCGAAGTTCGACCCAATCAACACCACCTTTCAGGCTACCGCCTATGGCTACGCCGGGCTGCTGGCTGGCTGGGGGCGGGCCGATCTGGAGGGTGACTTCTTAGATGCTCGAGACAGCGGGTTTGTCTGGGGCGGCTTTGCTGGATATATGGTCAGGCCGAACCAGACATTTGCCTTCGGCGTCGAAGTCGACTATGTCAGGACACATTTCAGTGAAGTGGCCGTCGCTCCTTCTTTCTTTGAGTCCCTAAGCAGTGACTGGAATGCCAGCGGCCGGCTACGCGTTGGTATCTTTCCAGTACAGACCATAGCGGCGATGGTCTACGTCACTGGAGGAGCGGCCTTGTCTGACAGAGCAGACGGAATGGGCGGTGTCTATGGAGCCGGCGTCGAGATGGACATGACGAAGAATACGGCTCTACGGTTGGAAGTGCTGCAATACCGCTTCAGCGGGGAGGCGGGAGATCAGACAATCGGCCGTCTTGGCATTGCCTTCAAGTTTCAATGATATAGGTGGGGTGCTGGCTTAACCAGCAATTGTCGCTGAACCAGCACCCCGGCTATCTCCTCGTTGTCATCGGTCATTTCACCTGATGCCTGCCGCGGGTTCTTCCCTGTCAGGGACAGTCCTCTTGCCTGGTTATCAGCCAGGACCTTTGTGGTGATCCAACCCGGAGGGTGGGGGACGCCGCGTTGGGACTTTCATCGCCGGCTGGTATATAGTCAAGGCGATGGATCACAAGATAGCATGGATCATCGCTAGACAGCAGGAGGTAGCAGATGCTGCCAGCCTCGAACTGTGGGGGGCTCTATGCTTCCTCGCAGGGGCCTGTGTTTTGCTGGCTCTGGTGATGTGGTGGTTTGACAGCTATGGAGATCGAAGAAGATGATCAATCCCGCCCTCAATGCAGCTATCCTGACCTCTATCAACACCTTGCAGGCAGCTGGCCTGGTCAACAGTCCCTGTGTCAAGTGGGCCCTTATCGGAGGGATACAGCTGGCCAACGCGACCTGTGCCGCTGCGACATATGAAGAGATCGACGCTGAGTTGAACCATATCATCCAGGAGAGGCCGGTGGCTGCTGGGGTCCAGCAGACACCTAGACCAGGCTACCTGCAGGCAGACCTCCATGCCCTGAGCTAATCGGGAGCGTAGCGACCGATGGAACTAAAACCGACTGGAAGTAAGGTCCAGATCAAGCCCTGGGACAACCCGGAGGAGAAACCTCCGAAGCCCCTGGAGTCGATTGGAGCGGGAGGGGCCAATCCCTGGGCCATGCTGGCCAGACACGACAAGATGGGGGCTCCCAAGGGGAAGCGTCGCCGCTGGGCAGCGGATACCCTGGGGGCTACTCCCCCAAGGGATGGCCCCTGGGCTCAATCTGCAGCCAGCGTGGCCAACCTGCTGCCGCCCAAAACAAGAACGGCCAGACAGGGCGAACCTGCCTGGCCTTCTGGTCTCCCCAAGGGTAGAAATCGTTAGGGGCTGGGAACCGGAGGTTCCACCTTGGCGGCGGGGGTGTTCGTCAGAACGGCAGCTGCGAGCTTCTCCTTATTGGCAGTCAGCTCGGCAGTGAGGGCCTTGATGGCGGCAGTGTCGCCGTTGTTGACTGCGTCGTTGAGTCGGGCGCTGATATCCGTCAGTAAAGCGACAACGGAGTCGCCGACAGTCGTCTCAGCTGCGACTGCCGCCTTAAGTTCGTCCATTTCCTGTGACATGCGATGCTCCATTTGCAGCAGAAGATTGATCTTGCGCTCAATCCGGCTGAGTTGACCGGGGATGTCTATCCATCGTCCCATTTTGGCAGCCTCGCATGGCCAGGGGGCCATGTCAATAGCCGGGTTGGACCGCAGAATGGTGCAGTGCAACGATCTGATAACAGCAATTATCTACAAATGACTGGTGGTATATGCGCTGGCGCCAGTGTCCATGGCCTACTGATTCGCCCTACGAACATCCCACCCTACGGCCCCCCTCCTAAGAGTGACATTTTTACTACGCTGTTTTGGGGTGACAGTGTTGCCTTGAGCAGTGTTTATTGCCTCCGTTAGTGTCAATTACGCCCCTATGGTAGGC